ATGGACAACCCTCTAATGACCACCAAGAACGGTGGGTTAGGCAAAACACTGGAGTATCTTAAGAATGTCGCTATCAATACTAATGCTGAATGGGCCGAGCGCCTTGGTATCCCTGTTGCTGCTGCTATCACTTGTGTCAAACCTAGTGGCACTGTCTCCCAACTCGTTGATTCTGCTAGTGGGATACACGCTCGTCACAGCCCTTATTACATCCGCACGGTGCGTGGAGACATTAAAGACCCGCTGACTAACTTCCTAAAGGACCGTGGCATACCAAATGAGCCTTGTGTTATGAAGCCAGATACCACTGTGGTGTTTAGCTTTCCCATGAGGTCTCCTGATAACGCTGTGACAACATCTGACATGACTGCTATTGAACAGTTGGAGATGTGGTTAGCCTACCAGCGTTCATGGTGTGAGCATAAGCCAAGCGTGACTATAAATGTCCGTTCTGGTGAGTGGATTTCTGTAGGGGCTTTTGTGTATGAACACTTTGATGAGATGTCAGGTGTGTCGTTCCTACCGTATAACGAACACACATACCAACAAGCACCGTATCAAGAGTGTGGTAGGTCTGACTACGAACAGTTGAAGTCTATTATGCCATCTTCGCTTAACTGGGATGAACTTGCAGAGTACGAGCAAGAGGATAACACGGCAGGTAGCCAGACATTAGCTTGCTCTGGAGATAGCTGTGAGATCGTAGACCTAGTGTAACCAGAGCACCTGAGCAAGTGTGTAAACTGCTTACTAGGAGATACTAATGGATAACTTCCCTGAGAAGCCTACGAGATCAAGACGGAAGACCAACTACAAGGGGGCCGACAAAAAGTCTACCTCTGGTCTTGTTGCTAAGACTACAAAGCAGAAGGCTCTGATAGAAGCCCTACAGGGGAATAAGCAGGTGTTTATCCTTGGCCCTGCTGGTACTGGTAAGACGTATGTTACAGCAACGTATGCCTCTGATCTGTACACGACAAAGCAGATAGATAAGATCGTTATCACACGTCCTCATGTGGCTGTAGGTAAGGAGCTTGGGTTCTTGAAGGGAGACCTAAATGAGAAGACTATGCCTTGGGCTTTGCCTGTCTTGGATGTTCTGGAGAAGCACCTTGGTAAGGGGACAGTGGAAACAGGGATCAAGAATGGCAACATTGAGATGGCACCTCTTGCACTCATGCGTGGGCGTAGCTTCGATAATGCCTTCATAATTGTCGATGAAACACAGAACATCACACTACATGAACTCAAGATGGTTCTGACCCGTGTGGGAGAGGGTACGACAATCGTTCTCAATGGTGACGTTATGCAGAGTGACCTAAAGGAAGCTGACGGGTTATCAAAGGTGATCCACTTAGCGAAGAAGCATATGTTACCTGTGCCAGTCATTGAGTTTGGTGTGGACGACATTGTACGATCAGGCATCACAGCAATGTGGGTTAAGACGTTCATGGAGGAGGGCATCTAATGACGTTATTCGAGGGGTTGATGTTGTTAAACAGCCTAGTTCTACTGTGGGTGACTTACACTATAGGTAAGCTAAAGATTGACGTAGAGACGTTATACCAAGGTCTAGCTGCTGTTATGGGAGACCTAGACTAGAATCAGAAAAGCCGTAGGCGTCCTTGAGTGGATACCTACGGCTTTTTTGTGTCTTGTATTTAGGTTTACTTACCGAAGAACTTCGATACCGACCTCATTCCTATGCTGGCACTCACGATACCTCCGAGGGAATATTGATACCACCTTGGCATACCATCAAGTGAAGCAAACCCAGCTTGTACTATCGCATTACCCCAGTCACCACAGAAGGCTAGTATCAGGGGGATAGAGAACAGGAGTGTTATCCACTCGTCTTTCCATGAGTTTTGTGTCGCTTGAATTGCAGCTATGTCCCAGTCGATCTCACCAGTTAACTGCTTCTTCTTTATCTCAGCTTCTGTCAGTTTAAGCTGTGTCTTACTGTCGATGATACTAGCAGCTAATCCACCGATGGAACTTATGATTTGGCCTATCATTTGCTATACTTCTCCTCATGTACGATCTTGTTTGGAGTCACCGTGGTCGTAGATTCTTTCCCCATCCAGATGCCGAAGGCTCCCGTGAAAGCCCCTGTTACGACTGAAATCAATCCAGCTTGCGAGACAGACAGGTCAGGCTGAGACATTGCCCATTCGAGGCAGCGTATGTACATAACAGTTGTTACCAACATCATAATCCTTGGTAGAACTTTCCAATCATCAAGTATCGTGTGTGCCATCTTCTATACTCCTTGCAGATGTCTCTGCTACTCTCTTGTTTGACGTTATTATAACGATATTTCCTGATTTGTCATATACAACGTACTTTCCATGTTTATTCTGGTATAACCTCAAAGCAATACACCACCGTTGTGCTGTTTGTTATTAACACTTTGGCCCTCTCAAGCTCCTCTTGGCACTCCAACTCTGTTGGAAATTGCTCAAGCTGATAATGCTCTAGCTTGCTATTTGTAAACATGAACCAAACCAAGAACCACATACTCAACCACCTTTGACTCTTGCTTGTTGCAAAAGCAAAAGAACTTCCTTAAACTCTCGCCCTGATCGAGCAGCCAAGCCTTCAATGATTAGCTGAATGCTCTGATCGAACTGACGTATGATCTCTGCGTCCTTCATCTACCATTTTTCCTGTTTCTTACCGAGGAAATAAATCCCCAAGCCGAGGATACCAATTCCTGATACCACCACCAGTATGCCCAAAGTCCACTCCAGAATAGTCTGCTTGATCTCCGCTTTACGATACAGAGTTGCCTGACGATCCTTACGAACTTGAGCTTCAATCTTAAGAAGTTCGTCCCAAGCCGACTGACCATAGGCAAACTGAATATACTGCTTAATTTCAGCACGAAGAGCCTCCGCTTGTTTCTTCTTAGCAAATATGTCCATTGCACTAGGGCCACTACTGCCGAATAAGATAGCATACCAAGGTTGATCCTCAGCCCTCTTATGTGCAAAGTTAATGTCAGAGATAGCCCCAGCGAACTTAGCTAGATCACTGGAGATACCACCGATGTCCTTACCTAGCTGTATCCCACGTTTAATGGCTGATACGGCTGTCTGAGCGGCAGCAAATGCTGTAAAGGGATCAATCATTTGAACTTAACCTCTATAGGACACACATAGTTATGGCTTACCCTGTAAACCCTGTCGTACCAAAGCCCATTCTTCGGGAGACCACAATCGTAGTAACAGTATTGGAACAACTGGTTCCCCCCGTCAGTCCAAGCATGTCCGAAGGAAACAAAGGCCAGTACGCATAGCACTATCGCCCCCTATTAGCCATAGTCTCTACTGCACCACGAATAGCTTTAATGTTCTCATCAATCCTAGCCATCGACACAGCCTGAGTATTAACAGCAGACTCAAGCCTTGTGATCCTAGATTGTGTTTCTAAGATGTCGTCACGGTTACTTTCGATGTCCGACATCATCATTGATACAGTCCATACTATAGCTGCACCTTGAGTAATGAGACCTAAGATTAACCCTATTGATAAATTATTGTTAATCATCTCTCTGCTCATGGGTACGTCTTTCGGTCAAGTTCAAAGTGAGGTGCATCATAGAAGCTCTTCCAGTCACCACCCCATACGATAGGAATTTCGAGTTCTTCTGCTGCCTCTTTCATAGCTTCAGCCATAAGCTCAAAGCGTTCTAGGTCTTCCCAATCGACAGGATAAGGAACCATGTCTACAGCATGACCTGTGATGTGTCGTGAGTTCAAGGTAGTTGACTTACCAGCCTTGAGTAACTCTCGCTGACGATTGATGTGACGGATACCCTCGATGACTGTAAAGTCAACCTCAGTGATCTCGATTGCTCTCTTAACTACAGCGACCATATCAGGGTTAACACCCGACAAGTTCTGTAGGCTGCGTGTTCCAAGTTTGTAGGGCATTAGTACATCCTTATTCTGGTTTAGTAGGCCACGTCACATTATCAGGAAAACCCGGTTGGTCAGTAAGTGACAATAGTGAGGTACGATAGTCAGCCCATTCGGTCTGCTTATCTGTCGTCATGTCAGCCCAACGAAGGGGATTACTTACAACAGGATCAACTTCAGCGAGTAATTTAAAGTCTCTTTCGTTTCTTATTGCCGCTGCCGCTGTTGCGTCTAGTTCGGCTTGGGTCGGGGCCACATACGGTGTGAAGCTAGAGCCAACCAAAGTTAGGATAGCAGCGTTGTCAACTGTTGTATCAGTGTCGGAGGGGTCAACAGTGTAAGGTATCCACCCGTAGTCGGGGTGGTTTATCTCAACGTCCATACGGAGGTTGTCAGACTGTAGTGACTTTGCATTACGAACTTTTGTGATTGTAATAGTCATTATGAAATCCTCAGGAAAATGTTTGCCGACCAGATGCTACTGTTGTTATTTGACGTACCCATGGCTCTCCAAGTGCCACTAGGAGTCCCGCCGACTGCGCCAGCACTGAAGGCTTCTGCGAATCCACCGCTAGCTATTCTAAATCCGGTGTATCTAAGTCCACTTCCTGCGTAAGTTGTGCCTTCCGAAATGGTACTGCCGCTAGTGGGTCTTACCAGAAGAGCATAAGTGCCAACTGCCCCAAGACTTGTAGGCTGACTGTAAGTTGGAGCATTGGCTATAACAGAAGCCTTAACCTTAGCTGGCGAGACAAGACTTTCAGTAGTCCCCGTACCAGACTGCCAAGTAGCTGTGGATTGATCTCCGATAAGTCCTGTAGTTGCACCACCAGTTGTAGCGACAATAGTGTCATCAAGTATCTTAAATGTGTCTAAACTCTGGTCAAGATACCCTATGTTAATCCAAGCATCATTAGCCTCAGCCCTAATCTTAAGAATGTTAGCACTAGTATCATACCACATCATATTAGCATAAGTTGTAGATGGCGCAGAAGGGCCGCTATTGTTACTACCTAGAGCTTGTAACGCAGAGGTAATGTCTGCCCTTGTAGCAGGAAAGGTTTGGTTTGAGATCACCAGATCATTCTGTGACATTTAGTTATACTCCACATAAGCTGTTAGTGCAGAAACAGACGGGGTTACATTGTTTGCGACAGAGGTAAGTTTAACCTTAAATCTAAACGCTCTTGCACTAAGGTCTGCAACCTTAATTGCGCTGTAGTCAGACCAAGTAGGTGAACCCGCCGGATCATCCTGTGTTATAGACACAAGTGTTATGATGTTAGTGTCTGAGAATTGACTTCCGCCACCCAAGTCGTCGAACAAACCGGGAGCATTATCGAATAACCCCGGCTGGTCATCAAATAAACCTGCGGTATCATCATGTCTTGTCGTTAGCCCACTGACGTAAACACGACATCTCTTAACGGTACTGTCGCCAGTCTCTATATAGTTACTGAATAAGTATTCACCCTCTGATGGTGCTGTAACATAATCGTCAATACGAAGGTTACTACTCACAACTTCAGCGTTTGTCTTAGAACCAGTGAAGGTTGGGCTATCTGTGAGGCTCAAGGTATTAGCAAGAGGTTCAATGTTAGCTACAGGCACAACTACAGATGTATAGTTAACTGAAGTAATACCTGACTTATCTACAGCCTTAACCATGTATGTACCAGCCCTAGCTGGAACTGAAACACTAGACGCTGGTCTAGATACCTTATCGACATACGTTAAAGCATTACCCCAGCTTGCACCAATCAGATCAGGGGAATATCGTACAACGTAATACGACAGATCAAGATCAGGTACGGCGTTCCAGTCGAGGGTAATAACTGGGCCATTAACTTCAGCTACAAAGCCTGTAACATCAGATGGTGGCTCAAGTAGACCAGAGGCATTGATGGCATCTAACCCATTCCATTCACCCTTGATACCAAAGGTGTTGATAGCCCTAGCCCTAAAGTCATAGTCACCATCTTCAAGGTCTACAGCTTCAAACTTACCAAGTTGACCTGTGCCAAGCGTAATCCAGTCTGTATCAGAGGACAGCTTAAACTCAGCCTCAACGTAGTCAATTCTCTCAGGTGCGCCAGAGGTAACATTGAGTGTGATGATGTTAGTTAGCTTCTCACGGATTACTTGGGTTCTAACTGTTGCTGCCAAACCTACCGCAGGAACATCAAATGGTGACAGGAGAGTTGTGTTATCTCTCTCGTAGACGACACCATCATCAACTTCATCATATACAGATTCAGCAGTTTCCCGTAAGGTCATCTGTGTCTGTAGATCAAGGCCATCAGTAAGACCAAAGTTCCAAGCTATAACTTCAAACTCTTTGTTATCCCAACCAAACCTAGTGTTAGTCAAACGGATGTTATCACCCACCTGTACCTGAAGTGTCTTTAACCCAAAGGAAGCATTAACAGTAAGCTGCTGTCGGTTACGCTCCAGCGAAATTCTAGCAATGCGTCTAGCTTCAATAGAGTTATCTGTAAATGGTAGGTCAACATCAGCTACGGACTCCTGTCCACCATCAGCATCAAGGAACGCTGAGTTAGTTACTTGTGGGTAGTCGGTAGTCTGCCAGTTGCTCTCTTCTCCACGGAATGTACCCTTGACAGTATTGAAGTTATTCCTACGGGAGTGACGTGTGGATACACTGACACTAGAACGTAAGTCATCCTCATTAAGGTCAAGTACAGGTGCAGTCCAATATGCTGGCTTCATTCTCCAGCTACCTTGAGCATACCATAAGCTACCGTCCATAGACGTTAGGATACCGTTAAGCATGTCGTAAGGAGTAGAGGCTGTAGTGAAAGCACCATTACAAGTATAACGTGTTGTACCCGCATCTGTGTTAGTCTGGTCACACACGTTAGCAGCAGCAATGACCAAAGCATCATCAATGTTAGCTGTGTCTTCAGCTATACCATAAGAGGACGTTAGGTAATCCCTTAAGCATAAAGCTGGGTTATCTGACCATGCTGTCGTTGATGTACGGGGGTCATATACTTTCTTGCCACTAATGGTAGCTGTGATCTCCGGGATACCATTGGGGAATACATCAGCATCAAAGGCTAACCGTACATACATATAAGCAATACCACGGAGCCTGTGTTCAGTAGTCCAGTGGGCAGACTCATCTACAAGGAAGGTATCAGCAGTTTGATCTGGTGAACCCAAGTGTAACTTGATACGGACTTTACCGTTGTACTTACTTGGGGAGGTAACATTTCCGCTACCATCTAATGTTACAATCTCATCGTTAATGTAGATTTCATCAAAGGACTGTATCTCATGCCCAGCGACAGCAACAACACGATGTAGGTACTTGTTATTCTCACCTGTAGCTTCATCGTATATACGAGCGCCACCAACACGAACCTTACCATAGATAATCTGATGGTCTAATGCAGTGCCAATAGCTGTAGTTTGATAGCCACGGTTAGAACCTCCGATAGAAGGCTTGGGTGTGAGTGCCTTAAGTGCAGCACCAAGGGCAAAGTTTACGGCAAAAGTTGTGGCAACAGCAGCAAACGTAAAAGCTACCGTACCAGCGGCAACAGCAGCCCCTG